CTCAGGTAAAGTTGCTGTTCTTGAAGAAGGAATGAAGTATACACCAATTTCTATCTCACCAGAACAAGCACAGTTTTTAGAAACAAGAAAGTTTCAGATAAATGAAATAGCTCGTATCTTTAGAGTTCCGCCTCATATGTTAGCGGACCTAGAAAAATCAAGCTTTTCAAATATCGAGCAACAGTCATTAGAGTTTGTGAAATATACACTTGATCCCTGGGTTATTCGTTGGGAACAAAGCTTATATAGATCCTTACTTACAGTTGATGAAAAAAAGAAATATTTCTTCAAGTTCAATTTAGAAGGTCTTTTGCGAGGAGATTATGCTTCTAGGATGTCTGGTTATTCAACAGCAAGACAAAATGGATGGATGTCTGCAAACGACATTCGTGTACTTGAAAACCTAGATAAGATCCCTACTGAACAAGGTGGAGATCTTTATTTAATTAATGGCAATATGCTCCCACTAGGTGATGCTGGAGCTTATGCAAATAAAAATAAGAAGGAGGAAAACGCCGATGAACAAGTTTTGGAATTGGATAAACCAAACAGAAACGGAAGTGGCCGAAAGAGTCCTAGTACTTAACGGAACAATCGCAGAGGAGTCATGGTTTGATGACGAGATTACTCCACGAATGTTCAAAGAAGAACTCGGTAGTGGAACAGGTCCTATTACTATTTGGATCAATAGTCCAGGCGGTGACTGTATCGCAGCAAGTCAGATTTATTCAATGCTCATGGATTACAAAAGTCCTATCACTGTGAAAATTGATGGAATTGCAGCTAGTGCAGCTTCAGTTATTGCAATGGCTGGTACAAAAGTCCTAATGAGTCCTACAGCCCTTATGATGATTCACAATCCGTCAACTACAGCATTTGGTGACCATAAAGACATGGCAAAGGCTATTGAACTACTTGATGAAGTTAAAGAATCAATCATCAATGCCTATGAGATTAAAACAAATCAAACAAGAACTGTTTTAAGTCACCTAATGGATTCAGAAACATGGATGAATGCAAAAAAAGCGATTGAACTGGGCTTTGCTGATGCGATTTTAGAAGATACAAAAAAGATGATCGCAGCAGAAAGCTTTCAGTTTTCTACTCGTGAGTTTGAAAATCATCTACTTAACAAAATAGTAGATAAGGTGAGACCTACACCTAAAAAAGAAGGTCGTAAAGTCACTGAGCTTAAAAATGAGCTCAACAAAATCAAAAAATATATTTAATGGAGGAAAAGAAAAATGACTATTATTGAATTACGTGAAAAACGTGCAAAAACCTGGAGTGCAATGGAAACATTCCTTGACTCTCATAGAAATGAGAAAGGTGTACTTAATATGGAAGACGATGTTACGTACTCTAAAATGGAAAAAGATCTTGATGATCTTACTAATGAAATTAAACGTCTTGAAAGAAAAGATATGATTGAAGCTGAACTTAATAAGCCTGTTTCAAATCCTATCACTGCAAAACCAATGACATCTGATAAAGAAGATGAAAAAACTGGTCGTGCTTCTAATGCATATAAGAAGAGTTTCTGGAATGTAATGAGAAACAAGCATTCTAATGCTCAAATTCTAAATGCATTACAAGAAGGAACAGACTCTGAAGGTGGTTTCCTTGTACCAGATGAATTTGAACATACTCTTATTCAGTCACTTGAAGAAGAAAACATCTTCAGAAAACTTGCTCACGTCATTACAACTTCTACTGGTGATAGAAAAATCCCTGTTGTAGCTTCTAAAGGTAGTGCTTCTTGGGTAGATGAAGAAGGCACAATTAATGATAGCGATGATGCATTCACTCAAGTTTCAATCGGTGCATACAAGCTTGGAACTCTTATTAAAGTTTCTAACGAACTATTGAACGACTCAGTATTTAATCTTGAAGCATACATTTCAAAAGAATTCGGTAGAAGAATCGGTACTAAAGAAGAAGAAGCTTTCTTCAATGGTAATGGTGTAGGCAAGCCAGTCGGTATCTTTAATTCAACAGGCGGTGCTCAAACTGGTATTACTACAGCAAGTGCAACTGAGATTAAAGCCGATGAAATTATTGATTTATTCTATTCTCTTAAAGCTTCTTACAGAAAAAATGCTGTATGGATTGTCAATGATGCAACAATTAAGGCTATCAGAAAACTTAAGGATGCGAACGGTAATTACTTATGGCAACCTGCTTTAACTAGTGGAACACCAGACACATTACTTGGTAGACCTGTTTATACATCAAGCTATGTTCCTACAATTGCTGCAGGTGCAAAGACTATCGCATTCGGTGATTTCTCATATTATTGGATTGCGGATAGACAAGGTCGTAACTTCAAGAAGTTATCTGAACTTTATGCTGCAACTGATCAAACTGGTTTTGTTGCAACACAAAGAGTTGACGGTAAACTTATCCTTCCTGAAGCAATTAAAGTGTTAGTACAACACGCTTAACGGAGGTAAAGATTATGAGTTATAACACAAAGAACTATACCGAACAAGGTGGAGATAAAACAGTTATAGGTGGAACACTTGAAATATTAGAGGGAGCAACCGTAAAAGGACTCCCTCTTCCTATTGCTGAAAATTTGCCAGAAAGTACTGTTGCATCGTTAAACACTTTAAAAGAAAAATTTAATGATTTGCTTATTAATCTTAAAGATGCAGGTTTGATGGAAAAAGATAGATTTACAACTAGTGTTGCAGCAATTTCAAATCCGACAGGAGAGTCTTTAATTACCAACCATTCAAAAATTAGGACTATTACTTATGAAAACAACATAGCAACTATTGATGTTCCTATTAATGAACTAGTGGAATTTGATAGTTCTAATCCAGCACAAGGTATTCATAAATGGATAGGATTGTCTATCGGCACAGGTAGAAGCTCAATAATTGGAGTTACCTATAATGGCACATACGATCTAGTACAAGCAGATGTTAACGAAGCTACAAATGCTGGATGTCCTGAAGGCAGTTTTGTACTTTGGTTAAAATGTGATGAGGTTATTAATACACCTAAAATTATAACAATTTCAAGAGCAGGATATACGACAGAAACAATTACTATCAATGTTATAGATAGTGAAAACTAAGATAGGAGGCAGCAGATATGGCTAAAGTAGACTTATTAAGCAAGGTAAAAATGAATTTAATACTTGAACATTCACAGGATGATGGTCTGATTACTGGCTTCATTTCTGCTGCCGTTTCTTATGCTGAAAGTTATCAGCATTTAGAAGCAAATTACTATCAAACTCATGCAATTCCACCAACTACAGAACAAGCAATCATTATGCTTTCAAGCCATTTCTATGAAAGTCGAGATGGATCAACTGGAGGTTTCTTTGCAGACAACACAAATGCAGCAGAACAAACATGGAAAACAGTAAATTTGCTTTTAAGAATAGATAGAAATTGGAAGGTATAAGGCTATGGGACTTGGTTTAATGAACAAAAATGCACAGCTTTGTATTCTTCAAAACACTATCGATTCTGAGGGCTTTTCTGGGCATTCAGTTGTTGTTTTAGAAAACATACGAGTGTTTGTCGAAGCTAAACATGGAAGCGAACGCTGGGCAAATTTGGCGGCATTTAGTGAAGCAACTGACTTATTTAGATTCCGAAGGATACCTAATATTAACGTTGATACTAAGCATTACATTATGTTTAACGGATTTAAATATGACATTTTATCAGTCGAGGATGTCAAAGGAAGGAATATGTATGTTGAGGTGCTAGCTAAAAAGGTGGAGGCTTCAAATGGCTAAATGTACTTATAAACTTCCTGAAGACTTGCTAAAAAAGTTATCAACTCTAGGTTCTAAAATGGATGAAATTAGTGAAGTAGTTCTTGAGGCTGGTGGAGAGGTTGTTTTAGATAAGGTCAAATCAAATCTTGAAGGATCATTGAGTGGTGAGTCTAGCGGTGAGTTGGTTTCTTCACTTGGCCTTACAGGTGTCAGAATTGATAGGAATGGTAACTCAAACATTAAAATCGGTTTTAGTGAGCCAAGAAAAGATGGTAGTTCAAATGCTATGGTTGCAAATATTATTGAATATGGTAAGCATGGACAACCTGCTAAACCTTTTCTAAAACCTGCTAAGTCATCTTCTCAAAAACAATGTATTGAAGTAATGACTAAAAAATTAGAGGAGGAGATTAATAAAGCATGAACATATTATCAGAAACAAAAGAGCTTATTCAAAACTTGGATATTCCTGTTGAGACGGGGGTATTTAGTGGAACAGCTCCTGAAACTTATGTAGTTTTAGTTCCATTGGTTGATTCGTATCCGTTATCAGCTGATGATAAACCAGAAGTGGATTATCAGGAACTAAGGATTTCTCTTTTTTCTAAAATTAATTATCTAAAGATTAAAAATGAGATCATAAGAGATCTTATCAATAATTCTTTCTATGTTACTGAAAGAAGATATAACGGATTTGATACTGAGAGTGGCTATTATCAGTACTCAATAGACATAGCCAAAAATTATTTATTCGAGGAGGAAAAACAATAATGGCAACAATTGGTTTAGACAAACTTTATTATGCTACGATCACTGAAGATCAGGATGGAGAAGAAACATATGGAACTCCAGTACAACTTGCAAAAGCAATCTCTGCTGATTTATCTGTAGAATTAAATGAGGCAACTCTTTATGCGGATGATGGCCAAGCAGAAGCTGTTAAGGAATTCAAGAGTGGAACTTTATCTCTTGGCATTGATGATATCGGAAGCGAAGCTGCAGCTGCACTTGTAGGTGCTGTTGTAGATACAAATGGTATATTAGTCTCTGGCGGAGAGGATGCATCTAAGTATGTGGCTATCGGATTTAGAGCAAAGAAAGCAAATGGCAAATACAGATATTACTGGCTTTATAGAGTTCTATTTGGAGTTCCTGCTACTAACCTTGCAACAAAGGGTGATTCTATTACATTCTCAACTCCAACTATTGAAGGAACGATCTTTAGACGAAACAAAACAGATGGAAATAATAAACATCCGTGGAAAGCTGAAGTTAACGAGACTGGTTCTAATACAGCTATTATAGATGCTTGGTACAATTCTGTTTATGAACCTGTATTTGAAACTGAAATTCCAACTGGAGGTGGTGAATAATGGCTGATGAAAGAAGTGCTGTAATCAAAATAGGTGATACAGAGTATGAACTTTTACTTACCACTAAAGCAACAAAGGAGATCGCTAAGAAG